GTCACCGGAGGCGAGCACGTAGCCGCCAGTGCGCTCGGAGCCTGTCGGTTGCGTGAGGCGGACGGGATTAGCCGACGCGTCGAAAGAGAGCACGGCCGCGACGCCAGCGGCGAGAACGCCCGTGACGGTCTCGGTAGGCGAGAACGTGCCTCCTGCCGTGACTGCGGCGGGGAACACGCCAGCGTAGGCCGCAGAGGTCCCAAGCGCAGCCATCGCAGCGGCAGTGGCCAGCGTGACGTCCGTGGTGCCTGACTTGGCGCAGTAGGCTTGGCCCTTCACCGCGTTGGAGCTCGAAGCGGAGAGCGTTAGCGTCGTGGTTCCGCCACCGCCTCCGCCACCGGTGACAGGCGTGCCGAGGGACAGCGTCACGTCGCCAAATTCGTTGGCGTACCCCACGATTGCGTCACTCGAGACGGGCGAAGCCGTGCGGACCAGTCTCGCCGTCGTCGGGTCGGCCGTGACGTAGGACTTTGCCCCTGCGCCTAGTCCGGTGACCGATGACGGGATGATGCCGCCCTGCTGAATCGAGAACGGGACGGCAGGAGAGCCATCCGTCAGCGCAACGCCTCCAACGACGGTCACGCCTTGCGCGGTCATGTTGGCCAGGGTTGCCGGCATGTACGACGTAGCGCCAGCCGCGGGGATTACCGCGGTGCCCTTGACGATGTTCGTCGACGCGACGTGAAGGATCGCGGTGAAATTGATATCGTAGCTAGCGGGCATTTACGGCGTTCCGTACTTGGTTCTGAGGTAGTTCAGGACTAGCGCCCGATCGCCCGTGTTCTGCGTATCGAGGTCGACCTTGTAGATGATGATCTCCGCGACCGTGATGTTTCCGTAATGGCCCGAGCCGTTACCGCGCGCGATCGACGATACGCCCGCAAGTGAGCCGGTGTTGCCCGACGCGACGGATGATTCTGCGGTGTTGTTCACGGCTACGAAGAGGTTGCCGGCCGTGTGCCTCTGCGCGTGGATATACGCGTTCGTCGTGGCCACGAGGTTCTGTTCGACGATGGTATCCGCCGCGACGTAGTTGCCCGCGACAGCCTTCGGCGTACCTGCGCCCGCATCGAGGTAGGCCATACCGTAGCCGCCAGGCTCACCGAAGATGCAGTCATTCGTGTACGATGTGCCGCTTGAATTCGTGATGGTCACCGGCTTTAGCGCGACGAAGAGCGTGTACGCGTTGTTGGCGATAAGCGCAGACAGCGCCGGGCCGTCTAGTTGGTTCAGTATGCCGTCGAACGTCATGCCAGGTAGGCTGTTGATTGCGCTCGCCACGTACGTGGGTTGCTTGTTGCCTACCGCTTGCGAGAAGTTGTTACCCGCTCCGCTCTGGTCCGCCCACGCGCTGACGGTGCCGCTGCCCTGCGTGATGCCCATGTCACCGCGCAACCAAAGCGTCATGTTGGCGATGTTCGCCGGACTGAAGACCGCCAGGCCCTTGCCTTGCGATACGCGCCGGCACTGGCTGAACGTGCGCCGACTAATCACGGGATGTGACTCGAGGGGGCGACGCGCATCTGACCGGCACCCGAGGCGACGAAGCCGAGCCAGTTGTCATACCCGCCCGTGAAGCGGAAAGACTGATAGGTGCCGCTCGCGATCTTCCACGCGACGCCCGCGGCGTTCTTTCCGTTCGTCGCGGCGACAGGTGCGTTGGCGCCGGTCACCGATGCAGACGAAGGGCCGGTCACCACGTACAGGTCACCGCCCTCGGCGAAGATCGTCACGTACCGATTGAGGCAGCCGGTGCTACTGGTGCCGCTCGCGCCCATGTTGGTGACCGTGGGGCCGATGGTCGACATGTCCACGCTGCCTGGCGTCGTTGAGACGGCGACGGCGTAGAGTTGACCGGCGCGCGGCGGGATGATGTTGGCCGCCTGAAGTTCCTCAGTGCTCATAGATGTACCTCCGCGCCGTGGCGCGTATCCGTTGTGATGTGGCGCGGACTACTGGCGTGACTGACCGGACAGCGCGGTCGACGTAGACAGGCTGTCGCTCAGCATTCGCTTAGGCGCTTGCGGCATGCCTGGCGTTTGCTGAGGCTTCTCTGTCGGCGTGCTGAAATTCTTCTGCATCGAAGCGATGAACGCGGGCGCGAGGGTCGCGTCGGTTGGCTGACCGAGGAACACCGCGAGTTGCTTGCGTTGATCGTACGAGAGTGGCTTTTTCAGGACCGAGAGTTCGTGCTGAACCTTAGTGACCATCTCCTTGTAGAGAGATGGCGACGTATGCTTGACCGCCTTGACCTCGTCCAACGTCAAGACCCCTCGCGCCATGTGCTCGAGTAGCCTCGGGGGGTCATGCGTGACATCCATGACGCGGTTGAATCGCGCCTTCTCTGCGTCGCTGACGCGAGGTTGCCCGAACTGCGGCGTGATGGTCTGGAGGTCGCGATGGCCTTGCGGTATCTGCGACTGTAGATAGGCCGTCGTGCGGAGCGCGGCTCGCTGGAAAGCGTTAGCGGTCTGCGGCGCGTGGTTCTGAATGTCCGCAGTCGCAGCGGCTGCCGCATCGGCGTGATGGTCCGCGTTCGCAACGGCGCGGGCGACCGACTCGACGCGTGAGCGATAGGGGCCACCGGACTTGTCCGTCTCGGTCGCCTCGTACTTCGGCTTCAACTTGATCGCGGCACGCTCGCCTGGCTTGAAGAAGCCCGCGACGCCTCGGTCAACCTGCCTGTCGACCTTCTGCGCGGCGCGCTCGACGCCACTGAGGGCCGAGAGCTTGTCGAGTAGCACCGCAGATGCCGCGTTACCGCGCTCGCGCACGAACTTCGACGCCTGGCCCATGGCGAGACCGCCAACAGCGCCCAGTGGCCCGTGCGTGGCGCCAGCGGCGAAGCCGGCAGCTCCGAATATCTTGTCTGTCAGCGAGTGCGCCGCGTTGGCGTTCGCCCGATTGAGCGAGTCCTGCGCGGCTTCGTCTAGCAGCGACAGTTGCCGGAACCGTAGCTTTGCGGTGGCGTAGGCATCCTTGAACGTTGAGCCGCTAGCCTTCGCGGCCTGCTCCCCGTGCTCCGTGACGATGTCTTCGAGCGTACGGCCAGCTGCCTTGCGGCCTTGCGCGACGACGGTATCCGTCTGCCAGTTGATCGTGCCTTCGAGCGAGCGACGCGCGGCCAGCAGATCGCCTAGCGGCACGGAGGTGTGGTCAACGAGCGCTTGAACGATCTTGCCGTCCTCGCCTACCGCGCCGAATACGCGAGCCAGGTTCTCACGCTGTTGCCGGACGGCGTTCGCCGCGCTTTCGTACCCCAGTTTTCTGTCGAATTCGCTCGCTCGCTTCTCGAGTGCGTTCAGCGTGTCAGCGAGGGGAACGCCCTTCGTCTCGACGGTACTGACCACCTTCGTCAGCTCGTCAACGGCGGACTCCTTCGCCGCTGCGAGGCGAGGGGCGATTGTCTCGAGGGTGTCGCCGACGCGAATAAGGTCGTTGTCCAGGAGGACGCGGCCGAGCGCCTTCGAACCACCGGGGATGTCCGCCGCGCGCGCGGTGAACGCCTTGCGTGCGTTGACGGAGCGGAACGCCTGCTCTTCGGCTACGCCCTGGAGCTTCGGCGACAGTTTGCCGAGGACGCTCGACCCGAGCTCGCCCGCGCCGCCGAGGACACCGCCCAGCGTGCCGCCGAGTAGCGCGCCATGGCCAGCCGCCGCGAGTAGCTTCTCACCGGTCAGTTCGGTGTCGCCGAGTACAGATTCATCGACCTCGTTCGCGACGCTGAAGAGCGCGCCCTCGACAGCGCCTTGCGTGCCCTTCTTGGCGATGGTCTGCGCCATCTTGCCAGCGAGCGACGTCGCGCCTTCGCCGAGGAGCCCCTTGACGCCGCGCTCCGCAAGCGCGCCGGCCTCGCTGACCATCGACACGGGCTTACCGGCGACAGAGAGGGCCGCCTTGGCGCCTTCGGTCACTCTGCCGAGCGTAGAGGCCTCGCGTACCGCGGCAACGCCCTCACCGGCAAGGCGAGCCGCGTTGACCCCTTCGACGCCAGCCGCCGCGCCACCCGTGACGAGGGAGGGGGCGATGACACCGGCGACCTCGCCAACGCCCGACGTAATCGGGTTGGCCTCCTTGGTACCCGCGAGATGCGCGCGCATCTCCTCTTCGCCGTGCGCGCCGCCCGATATGCCAGCCGCGCCGATGGCGAGAGGGTCGCTCAGCCCAAGGGTGAGGCCTCGGGCGAAGGACTCGCCACCCGCGGCGGCCATGCCTCCAATGCCGCCGTATTTGGCCTCCGCTTCGGCCTTGTGGATCTCCTCGGGCGCGGCGAGTCGACCGCCCGCGTCAAACACGTCGTTCGCGTGCTCGGCATCGACGTGCCCGACCGTCCCGTCCGAGCCCACAACGGGCAAGGTCGCGCCCTTGGGCAAGCCGAAGTCACCGCTCTGAAAAGCGGCCTGCGCCTGGTCATCGGGGACGTCTACCGGTTGCCCGGTCTTGTCGAAAAACTTCAATGTCGGCTACTTGCCGGCAGGCTTGATGAACTTGTTAGGGTCGACAGGGTTCGCTGGCTTGGCCTTCGCGCCGTATGACTCTCCGCTAGGCGTCCACGTCTGCTGGATGTTGCCGTGTGCATCCTGCGCGATACCCTGATGCACAACGAGACCGTCTTGACCGCGCAACTCCTGCTCAACGGAGGCGTTGAATCCGTGGATGGCGTTGTCGATGATCTTCGTCTGATTGCCGGTGTACTGAGCGAGGCCGGTAAGCGCGCCGATCGCCTCGTTCGTGTTGTCTGCGTCGCCCTTGCTCATTGCGCCCTGTCCCTCGAACACGGTAGCGCGCGTGCGGAGCTGAGCGAGCTTCGCGGATTTCTGCTGGTTGAAGGCGGACATCGGGTTCGCGCGATCGGCAAACGTGGCGCCCTGATCCATTGACTTCAGTTCGGCCAGTCCCTGCGTGATCGTCTCCTTCGCCGCAAGCTTCTCTCGGATCTTCTGCGCCTCTTGCTCGCTGCGCGCGACAATGCCCTTCCCATCTCCCATCGGGACGACGAGTTTATTGTCGACGCTGCCTTTGCCGATGCCGCCGCCGCCCGCGACCGTCTGCGCCGGCACGTACTTGTTCATCTTGGCCATTGTCTCCGCGTTCTGCGCTTGGAGACCGGCGCTCAGTTGCTCGTAGTTTGCGTTGACCTTCTCGCTGTTCGCGCCCGCGGCGTATTGCGCCGCCTTGGCGTCGATCGCGTTGTTGACGGCGACTCGCGCCACGGCCTCGGCTTGCTCTAGGTTACCCGTGCGCCGATATGCCTCTGCAAGAGCGCCCTTCATGTCGCCGACGCGGCCCTTCTTCAACTCGATGGCGTTCCGCTGAGCGGCGATATCGTCGTCTATGCTCTTTTGCAGCATCTGAACGGCCACGTTGGGGCCGCCGCTGCGCGTCGATGCGTAGCCTCCGAGGCCAGCGGCAATGATGAAGCCGAGCTTGCTCGCCGTGCTGGCGTTCTTGATGTAGTGGTCCGGGTCAATCTTCTGATCCGCCACGTCCTTGGACATCGAGTCGATGGCGTCCTGCATCCGCTGCTGGTCGGCCGCGCGAGCGTTCGCCTTGCCGGTGATATCTTTCGACTGATCGTCAAGGGCCTGCGCCTTGAGGCCAGCGGCTACGCCGGCATTCTGAGCGGCGTGCGTCTCCGCAGCGCGAGCGTCGCCAAGGGCAGTCCGCTGCGCGTCGAGCGCCGACGCGATCTCCTTCTGCCGCTTCGGGTCAACAAGCGCCTGCTCGTGCGCGCCGATGGTCACCGGCTTGGGAAGACTGACGCCGCCCGCATCGGGTCGGCCGCCGAACGTCAGATCGCCCGGCGACATCGCGCCGGCAGTGCCAGCGGGCGGAGACATCGGCTGGACCTTCTCGCCGAGTGCCGCCACTGCCTCCGGAGGCGCTTTGCCAGCGGGAGCCGTCGAGAACTGCTGATAGGCCGCGCCCTGCTCAGGACTGAGTCCCCACGCTGCGGGGTCCGCCTCGGGCGATCCTGGCGCTCCGCGGCCCAACATGCCGACTCCGGGCCGATCGCTAGGAAAGCCCGCAGACGGTGGCGCAGGAGTGGCCACCGGCGCGTTGCCCTGCTCGAGGCGAGCGAGGACGTCAGCGTCGTTCGACGGCACCTCTGGCGCAGTTCCGCCCACGCGCGAGTTGTAGGCGTTGCGCAGTTGTTCGGCGTAGGTGGCCATTACTTCTTCCTCTGCGTCTCGAGGGCCTTTAGCCGCTCGTGCAATCGGCCTTCACCCGCGGCGAGTGCGCTCATCAGCGCGTGACCCTCGAGCATCTTGCCTCGCGGCGTATCCTTGACGATCGTGTCGCCCGTGGGGCTCCGCTCGACGTTCTGCGCCAGGATGCCGAGGTACCTTCCGCCGCTTGGCTCACTCGTGGGCTCGTCGCTCGGATCGGTGTAGCGGTACGAATGCGGCGTCAGCGATGCGAGGAAGCCATCGGCGGCAGACTCGCGGCGCACGTCGCTCTTCGCGTTGACGTCGCTGAGCATCATCGAGCCGTAGCCGCTCGGATCGGGGAAGCCGGCAGGGGGCGGAGGCATCTGCTGAACGGGAGCGAACGGCGTCGCCACCGGATTCTGCGGAGCGCCAAGCATGGGCGCGACCGGGGCTCGGTTCGATGGCGACGGTCCCAGCGTTCCGGGTCCTAGTTGACTCGCTGGGATGCCTGTCGACACCGGAGCAGGCCGCGGGATGGGCGCAGGCCGGAAGCCCGTTGGATTCGTGTTGACGGCGCCGAGTATATGGTCACTCGGCCCCGTATACGCCGCGCCAGCCGGGTTCGGCTTGTAGGGCTGCTGTACCGGTGACGCCATCGCGTTCGTAGCAGGCGGCGCGATGGGGCGAGGGGCCAGCGTCGGCGCGCTGAGCGGGCGCGCTGGGGCCGGCATCGACTGCATCTGAGCGATAGAGGGACGCTGGCCTAAGCCGCTGGGCAGGTTGCTCACGCGTGCTCTCCGAGACCGCCGTAGATCTTAGCGGCAGTGCCGACAGCCGCGCCGGCAGCGCCGACGCCAGCGGCCACGTTGGCGCTGTTTTGCGCGCCGCTCTGGATCGCTATACCAAGGTCGGAGCCGTATTTGGACGTATTCGCGGCTAGCTGAGCCTTCTGCGCGTTGAGACCCATCGTATCGTACTGGCTCTGCATCTGATCGTTTTCAGCCATCTGAGCCTGCTCGATCGTCGCTTGGTTCGCGGCCTGAGCGGCATCCATTCCGGACAGTTGCAGATCCTGAGTACGCTGCGCCAACGCGGCCTGCGAGTAGGCGCCTCGCGCTTGCGTCATCTCCTGCGCCCTGAGCAGATTCTGCTGATTGCCGCCCTGCATCTGCATCTGTTGCCCGTTGGTCGCGGCCTGTCGCTGCGCCATGGCAAGATTCTGCGCTCCGCCTCGAGTACCGTTCGCCGCTGCCTGCTGAGCGGCCAACGAGGAATTGAGACCGTTGGCCATTTGGTTCTGGGCAATGCTAGGGTGAAGACCGTTAGCCGTGTCGGCCAGCATGCCTAGCTGCTGATTAGACTGCTGGCGAGAGTACGCTTGCGCCGCTCGGTTCTGCGCGTCGTATGGGTCGACAATCTGCGCGCCTTGCCGCCCCTGGTAGCCCGCTCCCATGCCGGACAATCGGTTCGATATGTCATTCGCGCCGCCGTTGTACTCTCCTAGCTCCGTACCGCTAAGCACGCCGTACGAGTCGCCGTAGGTCAATCCGGCGCGCTGGCGTGCGTAGTTGCCAGCGCCGTAGTTGACGGCATTGGTGCCGTTCGGCCCAACGTTCGCGTTCGTCGGATCCTGGTAGCCGCGGTTCTGCGCCTCGCGCGCCTTCTTGGCCTGCTGGTCCCTATATGCGGCGTTGCGTGCGTTCTGCTCCGCCTCGTACGCTGCTTGCCCGGAGTCGTCGTAGAGATTCGGCATATCAGGCCACCATCAGCGCGATTGACCCGAGCGTTGCTGCGCCCGCGCCGATTGCACTCATTATGTTTTGGGACGTCTGCGCGCTGTCTGCCGCGTTGACGCCTCGGTCCGCGCCGTATTTCTGCGCCTGCGCCTGCAACTGCGCCGACTGCGCATCGAGGCCGAGCTGATCGTACTGCGCCTGCATGCGGTCGTTTTGCGTCATCTGGCCGCTCTCAATCGCCGCTTGTGCCAGCGCTGACTTCTGGTCCAAGCCAGCGAGCTGGAGATCTTGCGCTCGCTGGCCGATGTCTGCCTGACCGTACGACCCTCGAGCCTGCGCCATCTCCTGGGCGCGCGCGTTCGAGCCAGCATCGACGCCCTGCATCTGCGCCTGCTGGCCTTGGAGTGCGGACATCCTATTGGCCAGCGCCGCGTTCGGCCCTCGCACGCCGTTCGCGGCTCCCATCTGCGACGCGAGCGAGGAGTCAATGCCCATGCCCATCTGCGTGGCAGCGGCGCTCGGCGCGTTGCCATTCGCCGCGCCCGCTAGCATGCCAAGCGCCTGGTCCGACTGGTCTCGAGACTGGCCTTGCGCGTACCTGTTGGCCGGCGCGTATCGGTCGAAGATCTGCGGCCCACTGCGGCCCTGAAAGCTTGCCCCCATCCCCGAGAGCCGACCGGCGATGTCGTTCGCCCCGCCGTTGTACTCCCCGAGTTCGGTCCCGCTCAGGACCCCGTAGGTATCGCCGTATGTGAGGCCTGCCCGGTGCCGTGCTTGATTGCCCGACTGGTAGTCAACCGAGTTGAGGCCACCTGGCCCGCCCGTCGGGTTGATATTCGAGTCTATCGGGCTCTGGTATCCCTTGTTGGCCTTCTCGCTGGCACTCTGCGCCTGTTGCCGCGCCAGTGCAGCCGCGCGCGCCTGATCTTCGTTCATCTGCGGCTGATAGGGCATTGCTAGGCCTTGTTCTGGCTGGAGGGGATGTTGAAGGGCAGTTGCTTCGGCGTAACGACGAGCATCAGTCCGTTGATGACGACGCCCTGACCAGTGCCGAGCGTGCCCGATGGCGCGGCGTCGGTTACGCCTACGCTGATAGCCTCAATCTTGCGCACTAGCGGGGCAAAGGACAACTGTTCGCGCCCGGGTAGCGCGGCAATCTCCACGCTGCTGAACGTGTACGGTGCATCCGCTCCGCCGTAGTCTCGGTAGGGTGTCAGTTGCAGCGCGTGAGAGCTCTTCTTCGTGGCCAGCACTTGGATTCGCTGAAGTCGCGTGAGCCCCTGCTGCCCTTGCGGCGCGACCCAGCCGCTCAGCACGTTGAGCGTGACCCACGTGCCGCCGTCGTCTAGGTATGACGTGGCGTCGTAGAAGTATACCGCTCCAAGGGAGGCGCCTCGAATTGCGGCGTAGTAGGTGCCGTCGCTTGCGGTGGCGGCAGCGAACGGGCCGCAACTGCTACCACCTACGGTCGTGCTCACGAGCCACGTGGACCACGTATCGTGGCGATAGTCCCATACGAGTACCGCACCAGAGGCGTTAGGTTGCCCCGTGGATGACAGCGCGAAGCGTACATGCCCAACGCTCTCCACGTGGTCAATCGACGTCACGTAGGGCGTCGTGGCGAGCGTTCGCTGTACCCTGTCGCCAATCCACGAGGCCGTGCCGTCTCTGGCTAGCAGGTACAGGCCCTTCGCCGTCAGGAGCACGACACCGAGCGGCATCGTTCCAATCGAGCGAGGGTCGACACACCCGAGGCCGAACGGCAGTTCTTGAGGGATAGAGAAGTCAGCGCCAGCGCCAGTGTCGCTCGGACCGTCGCCGTAGATGACGTATCCGCGATCCTTCTTGAACGCGTACAGTTTGCCGTCCTGCGACGCCAGCGCGACGAGATCACCGCCGCCAGGTGGCACGGATATGCGAAGCGCGTCATTCCACCTCGGTTGCTCGCCCGCGACGTACGGCGTGGTGTACCAGAGCGTAAGCCCGTCGTCACCAATGCCGAAGATGCGCTGGTTATGCACGCAGAGGAAGCGGAGCGACGGAGGGCAGTTGCTGTCCAGCACTTGACCCGTCGTATAGAGCGGCGTGCCGGTGGCTACGTTCACCTCGTTGATGCCTTGGGTCGCGACGTCGTCCACGTACGTGATCGTATTGACGGTCAGGTCGTTGGGAATCTTGCCGCATAGGTAGTACGTCGTGCTCATCGTCGACGTAGCGACGTCCCAATGCGTGCGGTAGATCTCGATCGTGACCGGCGTATAGCCGGTAGCCACGCTCTGGCGATGGGTCGCCCTCAGCGGCCAAACGACGACGCGAGCCTGATTCGTCGGTCCAGCCGTGCCGGCCGTGATGTCCACGACGGTGGGCGCGAACGTGTTCGGTGCGGAGCGCACGACCTCGCCCGTAGCCGTCGTCTGCGCGTATACCACGACGTACCGGTAGACTTGCGGGTACAGGCCAGAGCCAGCGGCGAACGAGGACTGAAACGAGGTGTCAGGGTGCGAAGTCACGTAGCCAAGCTCGCCGGTTTTCACGCCGTCGAAAGCCATCGGCGCTCCGCCAGCCTGGTAGGTAGCTCCGCCAAGTTCGACGGACTGCCACTGAGCGGGGTGGTTGAAGTCGAACGTGGCCAACTGCTGGCCGATCGTACCCGTGGTGCTTAGCGTGAAGCAGATCGTGTTGAACTTGGTGGCACTCGGATTGCCAGGATTCGTGACGCTGTTCTGCCGCCCGATGCCGCCGTAGTTGGGGAAGTATGACGCGCCGCTGGCGAGCCTCAAAGGCGAAGGGTAGCTTGCGCGCACCGCGACGGTTGCCATCGGCAGTGCCTGCACGTGAGACGCCTCGGACGCAGGCAGTTCCAGAAGACACTGCGTCGACTGGTACTGTTGAAACCAAAGCGCCAACACGTAGATTGCGCCCGTAGGCCCCGTGAACGGCCGAGAGACAATGCTCCAGCCGGGCATGAAGTCCGAGTGGTACGAAGCCGTGCCTACAGACGAAATGTTAGACCACGCAAGCCCTAGACCTAGAGCGGCGTTCTGCGCGACCGAGTAAACGATCTTGGCGAAGGAGGAAGTTCCAGCATACGGCTCGATACCAAGCACGAATCCGGCGTCCACGATCGCTGACACCGAAGCCACTGCTCTCACGAACCATGCCGCTTGCGTGATGGCTAGCGTATTGGCGTTCAGGTTCGCGGCATACACCCGAAGTGCGCCCGCCACGGTAGGAGACCACGCGCACCACGCCGTGCCGCCAGCCGTGGCCCTAATAGCCGGGATGGCCGCTGCCGGAGCGGCGACGATGAGCGTCGGGCCGGCGACGAATGCGAATGCGCTAGAGAATGACTGAACGTAAATATTGAGCGTGTTTACGTCGCACCAGATGACGGCGAAGTTGCTCGACCCCACGATCGGGCAAGCGTCAAATATGAGCGTCGTCCCGCTCGTGATCGATAGCGCCGTAATCGCGCTCCACGTCTGCGTCGTGGTGTCGAAGGAGCGAGCGTATAGGGCCGACTGCGCCGGGTTCTGGTAGATGACGACGAAGACGTTGCCGCACGCGATGACCTTCATCTGCGCGCCGGCAGGGGCGTACGAGCCGGCGAGCGACACCTGCGATTGATTGACTAGCGCGCCCGTCGTTGCATCCGTGATGGTCGCGTAGAATGCGCCCTGCGATGCAGACGGAGCGAGCGCAATCCGCTGGTATGCGACGCATCGGTAGCCGTTAGTCTCGGCGACGTCTGCGATAGGCGACTCGTTCGCCGCGAACTCGGAGCGCGACGCCATGCAAGGCGACGCTCGGCCCACGTTGTTCCACGCGCCAGCCGCCGCGACGTAGCTATAGGCGTTGTCCGCGTCCGTCGTTAGGGGGACGCTCTTGAATGTCGACAGCGAGCGAATGGCGCTCAGCGTGCCGCCGCCGATGAGGCCCGTCGCCATCGATGTGAAGCCGTTGCGCTTCGACACCGCGCCGCCGCTGAATACGACGTTCTGCGCGAGGCGCATGCGTTCGGGAGGGCAACGGGAGTCGTCAACGCTCTCATCGATGCCGCCGCCGAACGGCAGCTGGACTAGCTCGCCGCTCACGGGATCACGAATAGGCGAACGTCGCCGGTGAAGGTGGCGTTAGGGACGAGCGTTATCGTCCTGGCGTCGATTGCTTGCCGGTAGCAAGAGCCCGCGGCAGTGCGTTGGTTCAAGACCTCGAAGCGAATCTGCGTCGGGTCGCTGACCACGGGCGAGGCAGACGGTGCGAACGCGTTGGCCGCACTCGCCGCGACTCCCATCAGGTGAGCCAGCACCTTGCCAACGCCTGACGTGAAAGCGACGTCCTTGAAGTAGGTGCGCGGCCCGCTCTCAGGTAGAGATTGCACGCTCGACGACACTTCGTGGAGGTTCTCTTGGAGCTGGTAGATGACGCGTGCGACAGGGGCCGGAATAGACTCGTCAAGGCGCTCTCGTCGGAAGGCCGACGTAGGCACGCGGGTCAGCGTCAGCGCGCCGTTAGCCGCCGCTGGCAGCCCGGCGTTGACGAACGTGGTCCCCTTGACCGTGACCGTCATTCCCAACCGCTCCCGTAGCCGTAGCGGTTGCCAGAGGTGACGTCGTGCACGCGGTCGGGCTGCCCTGCGTCGCGCTGCGTAGCACGGTCCCGTATGCGCTGAGCGATGGCGCTCTTACGTTGCTCGAGCACGGTAATCGTGGCGAACTCCTCGTCTTTTAGGAGGCATTTGATCGCGGCGTCGAGCACGGCGAACTCTTCCCATCCGTTGATGCCGTCGAACGTGTCTGAGCCCACGACAAGCAGAGGCGAGGTCGGGATATAGTTGATGCTCGCGGTGTATGTGCCGTTAGGGACCGGGATGAACGCGATGTTTGCGCCCTGAAGACGGTAGTACGAGGGCGAGGCCATCGTGAGGCCAGCAGCGAACTTGTACCAATTGCGCTCGTTCTCCATGTACGGCGCGACCGTCTGTACCCAATTCGTCGTCGTGCCGAAGAAGATGTCCACGCTGATGAGCGACAGGAACGACACCGGCAGCGAGTAGACCGACTGCCCGGCGACGAGCGTGATGGCGTACGTCGAGCGGAAGTAGTCCTGCCCGTAGGCGCTAAGGATGATGTCGTAGAGCTCGGCGATCGACTCGTTGAGATTCGTCGTGATCTCCGCGTCGGTAAAGCGCAGCAAGTCGCTCTCGATGTCCGCGCGTTGCCGCACGCGAGTGATGAGATTCGTCAGTGAAACGCTACGGCTCATCGTGTACCTCGGAGATGCAGATAGACGAAACGCCGGGACTCCTCACGAAGAGAAGCCCCGGCACTCTGGTCACGCTACGGCAGAATCGTCGTCGCAAAGGTCGTAGTGGGCCTTGAGAGCCGCATCCACACCCTCCGCGTCGTCCGCCTTGATCGCGTCGAGCAGCGCGTGCGCGGCATCGAGGGACGAGCCCTCTTCGTCGTTGATAGACTCCTCGGACGGAGCATCCTCGACAGCCTTAGGCCCCTTTCCCTTGCCCATGCCGATAAGCAGGGCGAGCGAGGGCTTCTTTTTGGCGTCAGCCATTACTTGCTGCCCCATCCAGCGGTGTTCTTGAGGGCAATCGCGACGACGATGTCCGCCGTGCTTGGCGCGTCGTTGAGCGCAGCACCCGCCGCGGTGAACGTGTTCACCTGGAACGTGCACGGAGTGTTGCTCGTCCCGCCCTGAACGCCGAAGTTCAGCTTGTTACCAGCAGTACAGTAGTTACCTACCGGCGCCGCGGGGTCGACGAGATCAGCGGAGTGCGCGATCAAGTCGTAGAACGTGTCTTTGAGGGTCACGGTGAACTTGTTGGTACCCGCCGCGTGAGAGATACTGGACACAACGTCCGCACCCGTAACGGCAGTGAGAGGAACCGAGGTTGCGGCGCCCTGAGGCGTGAACCGAAATTCCGCGTAAACGCGGCCCGAGCCGTATGACTGGCTCGGATAGAAGGTTCGATTAGCCATGTTGTTTTATCCTTTGCCTAATCAGAACGTGATGACCGCGTTCCAGCCCGGAGCGCAGCAGGTGAGGTTGCCTCGCGTGACAATGCGAACCTCGTACGCGTCCGCCGTCGCCTGGCGAAGCATCTTGTTGCCATCGAGGTTGATGATCTTCGGGGCGCCGCCCATCGAGACGAACTCCCACGTCGACATCGTCATCATGTACGCCGTGCCCTTCGGCACGTTGACGTCGCTGATGACCTTGATCGGCCCCTTAGGCCCGGTCAGTTTGACGGCCTCCCAGCCGATCTCCGGCATGTCGAACGCCGTTGAGCGGTCGTAGATGACCTTCGCGCCGAGGGCCTTGACGAGCGACGCGTAGTCAAGCGGGTTGACGTACGTATTGTCCACCTTCGCGCCTTCACGGCCGAGACGCGCCGCCGCGTCGATGAGCGTTTCCTCAAACGGAGCGCCGTTGCCAGGGAATCGTACGCCGCCGAGGCGAGTCGCATCCGTCGAGCGGTCAACGCCGAAGAAGAGCGTGGACGTCGGCGCGACAGCCGGCACCCATCCAGCGACGCCGGTGAACATGGCGCCGAAGTCGCCGTACTGAAAGATGTAGTCCGAGGCAGCCGCCGCAGCGACGCCAGCAGTCCAGTTGGCCGCCGCGCCTCCGAGCGTCGTAGACGCCGTGAGCGTACCAAGGTCGCGATCGATCGCCTGGACGAACACCTGGCCAGCGCGTACCGCGCCGCTGGTACCGTCCGCGGCAGACAGTTGGAGCGCCATGCCGACCTCGAAGTTCGTCACGTCGGTCGGATTGGCTAACGTGATCGTCGTAGAGCCCACGGTGGACCCCGCCGAGATCTGGCCACGCGCGCCGCCGCCGTTGCGGAACATCGAGATGCCGAGCGAGCGGCCCGCCGTAAGCAGCGCGCCGTCAATCTCGTTCGTGAGGACGTCAACGAGCGCATTCATGTCGCCGTTGGCGCGGTCGATCGCCTGACCCGTGATGTTAGCCGTCGCGTAGTCCTCCTTGTAGGTGACCGCGAAGTTGTTGTAGACCGAACTGCCGCCAGCCTGAGCGAACGAGGCTTGCGAGTTGGCGAACGCCGCGGACCGCGTCTGCGGAAGCGCATTCCGCATCGGAACGTTGTACGAGATGCCTCCGCCGCTCTCGTTCTTGCTAACCGCGGCCCAGAAGGGCTGATCGGTATAGGCGAGGGTGAGGATCTTCTTCTTCGTGTACCGCTGCTTGAGAACCGGCGTTGCTGCCGTGATGTCGAAATTAGTACCCATGATGGCGCGACTCCAAAAACTTCAGAGGACGCCGCTGAACTGACCGGAGCCCGGTATTGGGCTCGCCCGTTTATTCCGCGGCTTCGCGCGCGTTGCGTCGGAGATACTCCGCCATGGCTTTCTTCTGCTCTCTGTCCGAGAGGTCTTCGAAGTTGGCAGGCAGAGACGCTTTCTCAGCGCTCATCTCGTTTGACAGCGTGCGCGGTGTGCCGGTCGTTGGCTTCGGTTGACCGGTCCCTGATGAATTTTCGGATGCGCCTTGCGTCGGCGTGTTGCTCTTCGTCTGTCCTGTTTTCGGTGTGGACGGACTTGCGTAGATCGATGCGTACGTCTCCTCAAGGTGCGCTAGCACCTCTGCGTCTGAGTACGCGTAACCCTTGGCGTTGGCCTCTCGGTGGATGTCGAGGGCGACCTGAATCAGATGCTGCGGCCTCGCCTGAGCGAGACGAGCGATTGTCGGGTAAGCCGTCTCGTCAACGGCCAGCTTGATAAAGTTCTGCTTGGCACTCTCGAAGTGCGCCCGTTTCTGCTCTTCGGCCTGACGCGCTTCTCGCTCCTGCTCCCTCTTCTCGAATTGAGCCAGCCGTTCCTCTAGCGCCCGTTCCTTCCTGGCATGGATCTCCTCTGGCGTGCCGTTCTTGATGGCTCGCTCAGCGATGGCTTCGGCCGGTACGCCGAATCGCTCCATCGTTCCTAGTGGGTCGGACTTGAACTCATCGAACTGGCGTGAGAGGCGCTCGCGTTCGGCGCGCTCCTGGGCAAGTTCGGTCTGATGGCGCTGCAACTCCGCCTGCGCCTGGCGATACGCGGTCTGCGACTCGTTCCTAGCTGCTCGCTCACGCTTCAAGCGCTCCGCAGCGGCCTTGGCTCGCTCTAGGTTGCTCGCCTTGACCGGCTCAGGAGCCTTCTCCTCAGCTGCTTCCTTGGCCTCGTTCTCGGCCGGCGTCGCTGGCTCTGTAGCCTCGACGGGTGCGGCAGTCTCGGGAGTAGCGGGGGCGGTTGCGGGCGCGGTGACGGTAGCTTCTTCGCTCACTGAGGGGGTACTCCGCCGCCGTTAGGATCGGGGGGCGGCATTGCAGGTGTCATTGGCCCTGGCGGGGCATTCGGGTCGCCAGGCATCGGAGCGCCGGGGGGCGCACCAGGAGGGGGAGGTTGGCCAGGCGGAGCGCCGGCATCGGGACCGGGCGGCAACTGCGCTTGGTCGCCAGCCAACATGTCGTTGGCCTCGGTCATCCACTGGCGCATCAACTCGAGGCGGTCCTCAGGGACAGCGTCGCGCTTGGCCTGGAGGTAACCCATCTGGAACATCTTCAGCGCCTGCTGAAGATTCATGAACGGCTCAGGACCCGAGTATGTGCCCTCGTTTTTGATGTCCGAGATCAGATCCATCACGAGGTTGTAGGAGGCGTTCTCCTGGTTGCTGACTGCCTCGAGATCGGGAAAGTCGAGCAACCGCTTAGCGTCGTTCGGGTCAATCCAGCCTGCATCGGCGAACGTGGTGACCTGGGCAATCCTCGCAGCGGGGTCTTTGGCCAGCGCGTTCGTCGGATAGAGCTTCAGGATGTACTCGTCGTCTTGGAGTTCGACGTCACTGAATATGACCTTCTGCATCCGGTTCTTGCCGGTCGCCTTCACCGCGAAGGACGGGTTGCGCGCGGCTATCTTCCGCGCGGCCCGCATCACTTGACGCGCTAGGCGCAAGTGGAAATGTTGGTACTCGTTGTAGGAGACTTGGAAGCGCTCGGCCTGCGTGTCGAGGTAAACGCGCTGCGCTTCGCCCGAGTCGAGTCCCGCGGGCTTCAAGCCCTGCGCCGACAACTGGCTGATGGCGGAGATCTCGAAGGCCTTGCCGTAAAGGCGGTCTAGGTGCTGATAGATCTCGGGGCTGACCAGCATGCCCGTCACCAACTCGGGACGGGTGCCGACGTACTCGATGATGCTGCCGATCTGGTTGTCGAACTTCTGCTTGTTCGTACTGCCCTTCTGGATTAGCCAGTGGCCAGCGCCCAGCAAGTGGTGCGAGTACTGAATCTTTTGCAGTAGGATGTTGATCTCGTACTGGATGCCCTCAAGCTCCTGAGCGAGCCCGATGCCGTACATCCCATTGAGCGGCTTCTGCCTCCAGAGCGGCTCGAGTGGGAACGTCTCGTCGGTGTACGGCTCGTCGAACAGGAGGACGTCGCCGACGGCAGCGCACCACCGCCCATCCGTCTCGTCAGGACCGCTCGGCAGATGCCACGCCTCGATGACCAGGAGCTGGTCACTCGTCGTGTCGACGTCGAACGCCTCGTCCTCGGCGAAGCGCTCCGCCTTGACGCCGTCGAGCCCCTCTACCTTCGGATACCAGGCCTGCACTACGGCGCGGTCAACGTATCGGCACTGATAGAGGTTGCGCGGCTGCGCGTCGGAGGCCTCTTCCTCGTCTACGACTACCTCCCACGGCTTCACGCGCTCGATGTGGATGCGCTCAGTCTTACCCTTGCCCTTTACGTAGGTCTTTGCCCATGCTTGGCCGAATACCGCGGTATCGAGGCAAAGCAGCGGGTCCTTCTCGTAGAGGTCGCACTCGTAGAACTGGCCTTCGACGAACTTATCGTTCTGCTCCGCGCGCCGCTGAAGGTCCCAATCGCCACCGGATGTCACGAAGGTGACCTTGGGGCGGTCTTTCGTGATCTTGGCGACGTAGGCATCGCAGCACGTCTTGACGACGTTGAACGCGAGTCGGCTATTGCCGCCCATTGTGCGCGCGTAGTTCCTCGGCGACAGGCCGACGAGCATCGCGTTGCCATAGAGGCGCGCGTACTTCAGGTAACGGTCACGAAGTCCCGTCTGCGCGTCGCGGATTCGCTTGACGACCTGCGTGATAGCGACGGCGCGGTCATCTTCGAACGCGGGTAACCACCATTGAGCAGACTTGCCGCCCTGAGCCTTCCAACTGCCCTTCATCGGAGGCCCTCACTCGAGGCGAACAGCACGGCCTCGTAGTCGCGCTTGGCGTCCTCGAGAGAGCGCCGGACATGCTCGTCGGTAATCTGCACGGGAGGCGCAGGAGGAGGCAGCGGGGCAGGCCCTAGGCGCACCTCGAGCCTGTCGGCCTCTAGGACAACGTGTTCGGCGCCGTGCTCTCGCATCCAGGCAGCCAGTGCGTCAAGGCGACGCAGATCTGTCTTATTCAGTGGTCGGTTGCCTCAATCGAAAAACGATGCGACGTCGTTGACGTGGTCCGCGTTCTTGGCCTGTTCGACTTCGCGCTCTAGGTACTCGAGCATCCGCGCATGCTCGGCAGCGGCGAAGGCCTCGGTCCCTGGCAGCGGCTGCACTTCGCGCTCGCGCTCAGGGTAGGCAATGCACGCACGCCAGGAATAGAGGGCAGAGTCGGCGCAGTGGTTGTCGAAGCCTTCCGACTCGGCACTACGATCTTCCTCCCAAGGAAGTTCGTGCCACTCGTCGATCAGTTCCTTGCATGTGGACCGCACGACGCGAATGCGAGGGGGCGACGCCTCGAGATCGCCATTCAGCAGCGACTGGTAGCCGCGCTTGTTCGTCTTCTCCGCGGCTTCAATGGGCAACTGAAAGCGGCGCCTGGCCTCCTCCGCGAAGCCCTTGCCTAGCCCGCCCGTGTCGCCGACGATCTGCACCGGGGCGTACTTCGCGACGAGCGCCTTAGCCTCTACAGCCGCGTCACTCGGGCTCATGCCGGTCCGCTTGTACGACTCTACGACGTAGACCGTAGGGTCGTGCAGCCGCCAGCCTACGACGGTGAACGCCGTGGCATCCGTCACGCCGTAGTCGATGCCGAGCAGGTGATGCTCCAGTGGCGGAGCGGCGTCGATGCCGTTCCGGGCGTCGTCATACTGATAGACAAGGCCACCGGAGTCTCTGACCCATAGGCCGTCAAGGAGTTGACGCCTCGTGCCCGAGTCTAGCTGCGACAGTGCGAGCCGGTATTCGTCGGCGTCCAGGAACGTGTTGTCCGACAGAGAGGCGGGGACGAACGCCCTCGAGCCGTCCCCGTCGATGAATCGCCGCCTGACCCAATCGTGGCCCAGGCCACCCGGGTTAGTGGCCCCTCGCGCTCTCAGAGGGACAACTGCGCCCTGTACGCGTCGCAGACGCGATAGCAGGTAGCGGTACCACTGCTCCGGGAACTGCGTCAGCTCATCGAAGCCGATGAACTGAAGTTCGGCGCCCTGGTACCTGTATCGGTCACGCTCCGTATCTAGGTAGCCGAACGTCAGCGTAGCGCCCGAGGGGAACCGGAAGCGCTTCTCCTGGTCATTCCAGGGTACGCCCTTGGCGATGAGCCACTCCTTGGCCCGATCCATGATGGCGCCAGGCAGCGCAAGATCCGCGTAGGTGCGTCGCAGGATGAGCGCCGCGTAGCCTGGCACGTGCACGTACTGCAAGGCAGCCATGAGAAGCGCATCGCTCTTGCCGCCCCCTGCCGCTCCGCCGTAGAGCGCCTCGAAGCATTCTAGGGCGAGGAATTCCTTCTGCTTGCCGGTCGGCTTGTGAGGGCTGAACGAGAGCGGGTCGCCCTTGGACTGCCGCTTACGCCACTCCGCATCTACCCGCTCGAACTCGGCGAGCAGGCGACGGTCTGCCACTACTTCTTGACGGTGCTAGGCGCTACGTCGTCGTCCGGCTCAAGGCACTGCACGTTGACGAGCGGCACCAGGATGCGCCCCTTGCCAGGGCGACCAATGGTCACGAAGCCGTCCGCGTAGTCCAGCGACACGCTGAACTTGTTGCGTGTGGTCTCGAGGAACCGCTCAACCGCGCCACCGTTGCCAGGCAACTGGACGCCCTGCACGAAGTTCACGCTTCTCAGTTTCACTTGGTCTCTCCTTGCCCGCTCTTCTGGTGGGCTTCCGTCAACGCCCTGAAGGCGCTTAGCCACTCGTACCGCCAGCCTTCGGGTAGGAACCGTCTAGCCATCGGTACCGAGCACGTAACGACATCCTTGCGAAGCGCGTAGGGGGCCAAGAGAGCCCGCGCTACACCCATCTGGCGGAACCGGTCGCGAACGTAGACGTACGCAACGAGGTTGCCCCTGGTCACCGCGAAGCCGACAATCGACGTCGGGTCATCCTCGAGACAGCAGACAAGGACCGCGCATGCCTTGACCATCGCGCGAGCAAACATCTTCCAATCGCCGAAGATCCTCGAGCCGCTGTCGCGAGCCGTGCCGCGATAGCTCTTGGCCCACGTCTCTACGATGAACGGCGTGTCGTCCTCGGTCGCAGGGCGAAGGGCAAAGGGAAGCGCCTCGCTCACTCCTCTGACTCGCTCTTCAGCCGCTCAATCAGGGCTTGCCGGCGCGCTTCGACCTCGGCATCCGAGAGCTTCTCCAACTCGCCGAGCTGAATCTTCGTCGGAGCCGTCGCGCCTGCGATTGTGGCCCACGTCTTCGCCGCGTCGATCGCGTTGCGTCGGTCGCCGTCCTCTAATGACTCCGTCATCACTCTCTCAAGAGCGACGCAGACCGTGGCCGACGTCGAGTCATGGTCGGTAATCTCCGCCTTCACGCGTCGCCAGGCCTCGCTACTGATCGACTCGACGGCGTTGATCGTCATGTCCCACTTCTTTGCGAGGATGGGCGCAGTCTTGCCGCGCTTCCACTGCAACTCGCGCATGATATCCATGCAGTAGAGGACCTTGTCTTCTCGTGTCATAGCAATATACGTGACTGAAAAGGATGTATGGTGACGTGCGACTACAGCCGACCGATTAGATAGATGGCGATGAGGAGCGCCAGTGAGGTGACGAGCGCTTCGAGCCCGTTATGGCGTTCGCCATCGAGCGTCTCAGTCTTGACTGGATGAGCGAGGGGAACGCGCATGGGGGCGTAGCCTGTCTCAGTGTAGCGGTCCGAGTAGCAACCGGGCGAGCAGCGGGCCATCAGCGATGGCCTACGAGCATCATGACGAGGAGGAACAACGCGACTCCGAGAGTCACGCAGCATGCTCGCCAGTCCTTCGCGGCGATGCCGGTGACGGACGCGGCGAAGATGATGACGAGGCAGACGATGCCCGTGTAGTCAGCGTGCATTGATTGCCTTCATTCATTCACCCACATCAACGCGCGTTCACGCGTCATTTGTTGAAACCTGGCGTTCTGCCAGAAGGTTTCACTATGCAAAAGTTTTCTATTGACAGGCTGTTTTGACGTGCCGCACAATCGCGCGGCTTCCTGTTACGACGTTGCCAGCGGCGTCAGAGCTTCCGAGTGATGCGCCATTCCCCGCCCTTGAACATGTGGCGGAGAGCGCGATCGTACTCGACAACTTCGGCGTCGAGTTTCAAGAGCGCCATGTAGACGACGTCGGCCGCGGAGTCGTAGGCGTGAACCTCTCTGGCCTCGGATGGCGTCAGGTTCGCAGTCCAGGTGCTTCCCCCGGCTCTATTGCGGGTCAAGGCAGACGCCCGCTGCATACCAGGCCTGGTGGCACTTGGTCGCTCTGATGGGTCAGGAGGAGTCGCATCTCCTCGCGAGCGTGGTCCGCCTCAGTGACGCGGCCTGCATGCATGCTGGCATAGTCGTCGATGCGGCTGAACGCGGGCTCGGTCTCGTTGACGACGCGGAGCGTAGGGGGCGCGCTGATGGCCTGGCGTCGAGCGGCTAGCCTGTCGAGGTAGGCCAGGATGCCGTCCCGCGTGTACCTGCCTGGCTTCGTGGCGGCCGTCATCGGGACTCACGCATCGCGATCGGGATCTGCTCGATGGCCTTGAGGCGACCTTGGAGCGACGCGATCTCTCGGCCTTGCTGGACGCTCCGCATCTCGTACTCGGCGAGCAGGTTGCGGAGGTTCGTCAGGCGGCTCGCGTCGCTGTCGTAGGCGGGCGCTTCGTCATCCGAGCGCCCCGGTAATCGCGTCATCGTGAGTCCCTCGCACGTCGCACCAGGAGGTACACGGCAAGGGATATCTGCGCGACGAGCCATAGCGTGGAGCGCATCAACTGCCGCCTTACGTAGGCAGACGGCTACGCCATGGCCAGAGGGGGGAACTAGCCAGGCGTAGCTACCTGATACCCGATAGGGTTGACGGCGCACCAGGCTGCTACGGCCTGCTACGTAATTCGTACCTAAGCCTGCTTTTTAGTAGCCAAAGCTCTTACACGCGATGCTACCGCGTTGATGCGTTTGACGCTCTCCCTGACTGCGGATTCGAGGTGCTCTATGCGCTCCTCATGCTCGTCCCAATCGTCCTTGGTGGCATACTCGACGTCGAACAGGGCAGGGTGCGCGACGTAGAGGCGGCCCATGTTGACAACGAGCTTGCGGCGTCCCGCGAGACACATCCAGTCAGCGTCTCTGCCCTCGTTCCGGTCGCGTGCCGCCATCGCCGCAAAGTGGCGCCAGATAGTGTACCGGCTGATACCCGCCAGTTTCGCGACCTCTGCCAGTGTGCGTATCCCGTCGTGTCGCGGTAGGGGCTTCACACTGCGCCTGCGAGCGCCCTGTACCACGCTTCGCCGCTGTCCTTGGCCTGCGCTGCGTGCTCCTTGGAGATAGCCGCGTAGCGGGCCACTGCGGCGTCCAGGAGGGCCGTCAGTTCCTCAACGGTCCGCGCTAGCACCTTGGCCGCTCGGTCGCGTCGAGCCTTGCTATCTAAGCGCGACAGTTCCTCGGCGAGATAGTCGACGACGCTCAGCGCAGACAAGGCGCGATTGCGCTCCTCGGTCGCCACTATCGAGAGCGAGAGCAGGCCAGCGAGGCAGACCGACGAGCGGTTGCCGCGGAGCGACAGCGCGGTACGCAGCAGCGTCGGCCACCCGTGCGGCGTGTAGGCATCGCGGATGACGGCAGCATCGTAGGGGTGGCGAGCGGCAAACTCCGCGACAATAGGGCGGAGGCGGTAGAACGCCCGTACCGCCTTGACCCGACGCGGGGCGAACATGGCGAGGATGTTGTCATCGGATGATGACATCTCGACTCGAGGCGCATCGAAGTCGTAGCTCTGGGCCTTCAACCCAAGCTCTCCGCCCTGCCAACAGTGCCACCACAAGAGATCGGACTCCGCGCGCCAGAAGTCCTTCGGCCCGATGCTACTGCTCATTGTCTCGACTCCTCCCACAACCGAAACGTTTCCGAGTCTTAGCGTGGTTCCGACTAGGCTGCCACCTCGACAGTCTCGCCCGCTCTTGCCGCCTGGATGGCAATGACGGCTTCGTCAATAGTGTGGACTACGGCGTAGAAGCCACCTCGGCTCACGAGGTCGCGCCCCCACGCCCGCTGCTCCTTGGTCCACGGTGCCGGCTTGACTTCGTTCTTGCACTCGAGACCTACGAGCCGGCCGATAGACCTCGCCTTGGCGCCGGGCCCCGTCTTGACGATGCACGGCACCGGCACGATCGCGATGATGTCCGGTGACCCGATGCCGAGGCCGGCGTGTCGGCCCGAGCGCCGGTCGATGTTGTTCGCGCTGCACCAGATGCCCATCGCGCGGAGGGCGTCGATGATGGCGGAGCGAAGTATTGTCTCCGGCTGGCTCATTCTTCCTCGCTGATAGTGAGCACCGTTCGGCCAGGCCACTCCGACTCAGCCTCCTCACGCGTGCTGTACACCGGCACGACGGCCACGATGCCACCGGGGAACCTGACGGGCGCGTCGTTTATGCGCCACGCCTTCGGCGGCAGCATTACCACTACCATGTACATCGTCTTCGGTAGGCTCATTGCCAGTCCTTCCCGTCGATGAGCATGGCAAACAGACCAATGCACGTCGCTAGGATCGTAACGGCAGCGACGGCCGCCACGCCGTCCTTCCAATTACCTATGCACAACCCGAGCACGCCAGAGCACGCGATAATCAGCAACGCTGAGGCGCACGCGCGGCTCCTGACGCTGTAATACCATGGCTTCACTACAGGAGGGTACTCCGTCACTTCGCCCGGCTTGCGATAGACGCTCACGTTCGGTGCTCCCCTTGCGCAATACAGTCCGCCAGGTCCCGGTACGTCTCCGGTCCCTCCTGCTTTAGGAGCCACGCCACGATCGCGGCACGCTCTTCGGCTCGCGCGCAGTCACACTGCTCAACGAGTCGTGAACGGCATTCGAGTAGCCCGTCCTCCCACGGCCCGTGCTGGTCGATCCCGCAGTACTCGCAGGGCGGATACTTCACTTGTCCTCCTTCGCGGCATTGATCGCATCCGCCAATCGCCCCTTCGCCTGCACGTAAAGAACAGACCCGCTAGGCCACTTCATCAACTCCTCCCCAGATTCCACAACCTTCGCCAGCCGCGCGCGCAGGTCGTCGCGCTCCGCAATGGCGCGCAGTATCGCCTTCAGCGGGTACTCGTCGTCGTGCATGACGGCGGCGCTTGCCGCGGTCGCGAGGTCTGCGAATGCTGCGGCTGATGCCTGACGGGCAGCGTCTAGATCCTTCGCCGCCCCGTCGTATAGCTTTTCAAAGGTCGTGGATCGCGACGCCCGTTGTTTCAGAATGCCTTGCAGTATGTCCCGCTCCGCCTCCAGCTCGTCTCTCTCTTCCACTACCCCCTCGTAGTTTATCGAGGCGATGTGCAGGTCGTATTCCCACGGGTGGCGCCTGCACTTGCGAGGGTAGATCCCGCTCCCGCACTTGCAAGGTTCGTCGGGTCGGTACATGTCGAGTTGCTTCGCGAGTGCGTCCCGCTCACGCACTGCTCGATCCCGCGCGAACCCACGTTCGTCGGCGATCGTCGCCCATTCCTCGGCCGTCTTGCCTACGTGGAGCGACTGCTTTCCCCGCAGCTCGTCCCGCTCGGCGCGGAGCGCTCCACACTCCGCCAACCCGACAGACATCGCCGCGTTGCAGATTTCTTCCGCCTCATCCTGCCCGTCGTTGGCTTCCCCGAGGTATTCGCCAAGCCGCTCGATGTGGCGCTCTGCCAGCCGTAGACGCTCATGGATATCGATGCGCTCGGCTTCGGCCTTCTCGGCGCGTTCCGTCAGGTCGATCGCGCGGTCGAGTGCGGCGGCCTGGTGCACGCATGCGACGCCCCAGCACACGACGTTATCGGCGATGCGGACGCGCTCGATCGCGGCGTCTCGTTCGGCGCGAAGGGTGTCGCGCTCCGCTCTGATTGCGCGAATATCCGCCTGGTACTCCTCAAAGAGCCACCCTTCCTCCGGATGGGTCCGCGCGTCGAGGCCGAGAGCATCCTCAATCATCGCCGACTTGCGCGCGCTTAGTTCACACGCGCCGTCGTGCTCTTTCTTCCAATTGTCGCGTTGCGCGATCGCGCGATCCCGCTCCACGCGGAGCGCTTCGTGGGAATCGAACATCTCACGGGTGTCACGATATGCGTTGAACAGCCAATCTCGAGCCTCCACCACCGTCAGTATACGGCTCACGCCTCACCCCCAGTCAATTCGAGGAGACGAGCGACCGCCGCCTCATGCGGCATCCTGAGCCATGCGCGGTCTTCGAGAACGGCAACCGCCTTACACGGCGAGAGACCGCCGCGCTCGGCGAGTCGCTTCAACGACTGTCCACCGTGATTCTTCAGCGCCTGCTTCTCGTGCGGCGCGATGACCGACCACGGAATCGACGCCGGAGCGCCGGAATTCGTCGGCCATAGAATGGGGAATTCGGTCACGGCTTCACCTCCTTCGCCAGATATGCCTTCGCGGCCTTCATGGCCTGCATCACGACGCCGATGCGGGTCGGGGCTGAGTACGACTTGCCGTTGTAGGTCAGGTACCAAAGCTTGGAGACGTAGACGTAGTTCGGTCCCATATTGAGATTGGCGCTTTCTAGCCACTCCACGCACTCCGCCCACGTCACCTTGCGCGGTGACCTCTTGTCGCGCGGCGGGTGGACGGCGATGCATTTCTCAAGGGGCCACCGCTCCCCGTGGTTGTCAAACACTTGCAGGTATCCGTCATCCTCGACAGACATCACGCGCTTCACCTCACCGGAAACGCCATTACGCGTATGGTTCACGTGCCTAACCCAGTCGCCGGGTTTGATGTTGCTCATTTGAGCGCCTCCAGCGCCTTGAACCACTCGACCTCCGCGACGTGCTGCGCATCATCGAAGTTGCCACCGACCTCACGAAGCCGATAGCTCGCGCGCGCGATAGCGATGAGCGCACGCAAGTCGTCGAAGAGTTCCCGAGCCTCGTCCGGGCTCAGCGCGAGTGGCTGGAAGCACCCTGTTCTCACGCGCTCTTCCAACTCGTCTAGCTTCTTCATCGCCACTCCTGTATCCAGTCAGCACATAGAACAAATACGAGCGTAACTGCGCACGTTTCCACGGTGAACGCGTCTCGGATTATCACGGCAAGTACGATGATTAGTGCAAGAAGGCCGACACTTGTGAAGCAGTGGTACGTCACTTGATACACCTCTCCGATAGTCGTGTGGCGATGCGGGCGATGTCGTGCGCGACGCTGGCGACGTATGCGGCACCCGAATCTGTCGGGCCCTCGTCAGCTAACGCCTTCAGCGCAAGGTCTAACTCAGTTACCTTGTTGGCCAGTCTTTCGAGCAGGTCGGACTTGCGTGTGGTGATCATTTACCACCTGCCAGACAGTACCAGTTAGGGTGAGTGCGCTGGCACTCGCGGTAGACCGCTAGTTCAACGCAAGCCACGGCGATCATCACGATCACTGCAGCCGCGATCAGTAGTACCCACTTCACTTGCGCACCGCTTTCTTGTAGACTGGC